CAGGGTAAAGCAAAGCAATTGCCGCTTGAACAAACGCAGTAGTTGCTATCGCAGTTGTGTTGCTTCCAGAACTCTGAGTAACCGCAATCGTGCCAGTTGGTAATGTAGGCGTACCAGTAAAGGTAGGAGATGCTAAATCTGCCTTTGTCGCAATAGCCGTAGCAATGTTGTTGAACTCTGTATCAATCTCAGTACCCTTGACAATCTTTAAAGGATTGCCAGAAGATAGGTTATCTTTGGTAGCAAAGTTCGTGCTTTTTGTGTAATCAGACAAGATAATCTCCTTTAACTTACTTTGCCACGTTTGGCTTGAATTTCAATTTTCTGTATAGACAAGGCTGTACCATTGATGTCAGCCTCATACCCTGTTTGTACAACCTTACCCGCACCAGACGCAGAAACATTCAATGTCTGCAAAGCAACGCCATCAGAGTAATACGCAACAGTAGTCGCATTTGCACCATACTCAGCAATGCCATAGTAGTAAACATCTTGCTCTGGAATACTTGCGTTATCTGACAAATAGTTGGTCTTAAAGTCAAAGCCCCACTTAAATGTCACATCTTGGTTTGTTCCACCAATCACCACAATCGACAACTTCTTCAAAATAGAAGTTACATTCTGATCACCAAGGTCTGCATGGTTTGTGTAGTACAAAAAGCGATACGCTTCGTTGTAATCTTGGTAGGTGTTATACAAGCCAATATAACCATTCTGTCCAACCAACAAACTTCCATCTCTCTTAGAGAGCAAAGATTTTGGCGTGATAGAGTCCCAAGTCGTAACCCTTGCCGCACCATCGGGCAAGAAAGCCTTTGTATCGAAACACCATGTAGTGTCAATGCTTGGGGTTACCAACAAGTAAAACGCTTGTCTCTCAGAGTAAACAGACTTAATGTTGGCTAATGTCTCACCCGCAACAGTTCCCATCAAGTCATTACGTATGTTCTTAGACAAGTCCCTCTCAGGCGCAGACTTCTCTTGAATTGTTCTCATCAACGATCTGACACCAGAGTTAGACAAGAACAAAACATCCGTACTCGTTGTTTGAATACTGTCTCTAGCAATACAACCTATGCCCTCAACTGTGTCGCTCAAGGTCATTGTGGATGGAGTGGTTGCATTGGCATAAACCAAGATTTGACGCTTACCAAAGATAAACAAGAATCCATTGTGTGCCGCCAAGCCCGTAATCTCATCTGAGCCGTTAGGCCACACCCTAGAGACATCTAGACTACCAGCAGTACCAGTAGCCCAAATATGCCCCGCAGTCAGATCACTAAATGACACAGTTGAATTGTTGGATGCTGTAGTCGCTACCCACAATCTTCCGTAAGCAGACAACGCAATGTTTGCATCAGGCACAGTCCCCACATAACCACTTTTCTCAGACACACGCCTATAAGTAGTAGTACTCACAGCGGGGTCGTATATCAATGGGTTATACCCAGATTGGAAAAAGTATGTGATTTGATTTAAGGATACACATTGCCAGTTGCTTGCCGTAATGGTAGGAGCAGACCCCCCTCCCCCATAGGTCAATTCTGTAACAACATTGGATGCGCCTAGTTTGAATAACTTGTTGTTGCCAGCAAACAGCACAGTTAAAGAGCCATCTGCTTGGATTAACTCATGTATTACCTTGACATCATTAGCACCTAAATTGCCACTAGATGCGTTAACTCTAGACCACCCTTGACGTGAACCGATGCGTCCGTATTGGTCAATGATGCAATTAGTGGCAACAAGCGCAAACCCTTGATTCAAGTCCAAAGGCGAATCTTGGGTGTTTAACCCGTAGAAGCCTGGGGCTGAGATGCTAGAGGTTTGGATTGTTTGGCTCATATTGCCACAAACTCCCCTGTCTCAGGATAACGAGTACCCTCAAGAGCAATATAGTCTGACAGCATTGATCTGTATAGCGCATAAGCCTCTGAGGAGGTTAGTCCACCATCTTCACCACGCTCAACCAATGCACGGGCATAGGCATTTTGTGCCACCAACACATCAGGCACTTTCACCACAGTACCATCCGCAGACAAAGTGGCTTGTGGGACAACCAAGGAAAACTTGATTGTGTATACACCATTAGGGATTGGGAACAGGGTGACTTTAGTATCGTAAGAGCCATCCACGCCATCAAAGGCAAACTCTGTTGGAATTGCGTTTACCAATGGGAGGAAGTTTTGCTTGCGATTCATGTCCACAAAGTTGATGTTTGTGAGACTTATATTGCTTGTTGTGTTGATAACATCTTGCACTTGGAACTTCTGACCAGCCCCTGTAAGGGAGTAGGAAGCAGTACCAGATGCTGTGGTGACTGTGATGGTTTGACCCAAGATATTCCAACCAAACGCATCTTCTACTTGACGCTTGGCATCATTGACAAACTTGCCAATCAGGGTGGAATAGGAGGTTTCTGCGTTAGTAGAGACTGTTGTCTCACGCAACCGAACCAAGACATCGTTAATCAGTTCTAAGTAGGTCATTGTCTTGTCAATCCTATTTCTTCAAAGGTTGCTATAAAACTGAATGTACTGCCCGACTCAGTAGTTATTTTGATTTTGTCATCTTCTTCAAGAACAATATACGCACCACCATCAAACTGAAGATAGTTTTTTGATGTAAGGGTGTAAGAAGTTAATATATCAAGTGTGCTACTAGCACTTGCGTCAAACCATTGAACAGTTATGTGCTTGGTAGAGCCGCCTGTATTGTGAATGTACATTACAGTAAATTTGGCGTAGTAGCCCTTGGGACAGGTATAGACTGTTGTGTCTACTGCCGCTGTGGGACTAACTCCAACCGATAATGCTCTCATTTGCTTGCCTTCGCCTTATTTCGTGATGAAATTGCTCTAGCCTTTGCCTTTGCGTCAGCCTTGGAATCAGCACCCCAAGCCTTCAGCGAAAGAAGCAATCGAGTCGGTTCTCCGTTCTTGTACTCTGCACCAGCCATATTGCCCATGCGAGCCAAGAAACTTGCTCTCCTTGAAGAGTCGCCTGATTTTAACGGAGATTTTAGGTTTAGTCCTTCAGTTCTTTTATAAAACTGCCGACCAGCCTCATTAAGTCCGCCTTTTGGATTCTGGTATTTTTTTAAGACCATTTTGATCTATCCTTTAAGTTTATCCCAGATTGCAACGGAGCCACAATAGCAAAATCAAAATTAACACCTGTCCTTAGTCTTCGCATCAAAGTGCCTGGCTTAAGGTTAACCATTTTTGCAATTTCACTCATTGATCTATATGAGCCATCATAAAAATACTTATCCTTATTAGGATCAAGTTTTTCATGCTCAAAAGGACTTCCGTAAAGTTTATTTGCCTTCCAAAGTCTTTTATATGGGATATTTAACTTTCTTGAAATTTCAGAAATTGTTAAGTTTTCTCCATTTAATAGGTATCTTTTTGTATTGCGCCTATTGTTTGCCTGTTCTATGTTAGTAGCCCATTTAACATTTTCTGGGTAATAACCTTTGTTGACATCAATCCTGTCTAATGAGTATTCTTTAGATGGTCTTAATCCAACATCATTTATAAACTCATAGAAACCAGATTCACCATGCCATTGGTGACAAACATCTATTCCACGATTCCCATAATTTTTGTAATCAGGTGAGTTTTTTGCATAACAGCGATAAAAAAGATGTTTCCAAGTGCCATGTGAAAGAACTAGTTTTTCAACAGTTTCTTTATCCAGACACTCTTTAATCTTCATCACTTCACCTTTTTTGGTTTCTTTGCGGTTTTAGCCGACTGTCTAAATGCTTCAGCCGTTGGCGCACCTTTGCTACCAACCTTACGCATACGCTCACCAGAGCCTTCAGCGATTCTTTTCTTCTTTGCCAAAATATTTGCATAGAGTCCTTGTTTCATTTCTTCTTCGCCTTACCAGCCTCTGATAATGCAATTGCGATGGCTTGTTTCTGAGACTTGACAACCTTGCCACCCTTGCCTGAGTGCAGATCACCTGCCTTGTACTCACGCATGACTTTGCTAATTTTGGCTTGTGCTTTGGTCTTTTTCATTTGCCACGACCTGATTTCTTCATCATGTTAGTAGCAGTTCTGCCACCACGCATAGGCAAACCTTTTGGCTTTCCAATCGCAACCATGATGGTCACAGGAACGCCCTTTTTCTTGCCGTACTCTTTGGCTTCTTTCTCGCCTTTTTCAGAGTATGGAAACTTCTTTTTTCCGACCATTGGCATAGAGTTCTCCTTATTTCCAGATACGATCAGCAACAAAGGTCACGATACCACCCATGAAAGAAGCGATAGTCATTCCCATCCAAAACCCACCTTTGCCCTTATTGGCAAGTTCAAGTAAGGCTTTTACATCTGAACTAAGTGTGTGCATCTCTTTTTGGAGAGCCTCTACTTGGGCTTCAAGTTTTCCAAAGTCTCTGGCATCAATGTCAGACATTTAAAACTACCTTTCTGGGTCTTCCCATACGCTTGATTGTGGGGATGACAGGCGCACGAAAGGCGGTATCTGTTCTAGTTTCTGATTCTACAGATTCTATGGTTACTTCTACATCGTCTACCCTCACATAACCTTGATGACCTTTCATAGAATCAA